CTGGAGTGATATAATTATGAGAAAGGGGATTATTCTATCTGGTGGAATGGGCACTCGTCTTTACCCATGCACCGAAGTAACATCAAAACAACTTCTTCCTGTATATGATAAACCATTAGTTTATTATCCATTATCAACACTGATGATGGCTGGTATTCGCGATATTATGATCGTGAATTCACCAAATGATTCAGAAGCATTTAAACGTCTTTGTGGAGATGGTTCTCAATGGGGAATCAATATCTCATATTGCATTCAGAAAGAACCAAAAGGTATTGCTGAATGTTTTCGTATTTGTGAAAAGTGGATTGGAGAAGATGATGTTACTCTAATTCTTGGAGATAATATTTTCTACGGCAATGAATTGATCAATCGATTCAATTCAGCAACTTGGAATAATGTTGGCTGCACTCTGTTTGCATATCACGTGAGTGATCCTGAACGATTTGGTGTGGTTGAAGTTAATGAACATGGAGATATTATTGGGATTATTGAAAAACCAAAATATCCTCCAAGCAATTATGCAGTCACTGGACTTTACTTTTACGACAATAAAGTAGTAGACTATGCATGGCAGATCTCTCCTTCAGCAAGAGGTGAGTTAGAAATTACAGATATCAATAATTTGTATTTGAAGAATCATGATGTAAAGGTTGAGTATCTTAATCGTGGTATTGCTTGGATTGATACTGGCACATTCGAATCTCTTGCTGAGGCATCAACCTTCGTTGGTTCTGTTCAGCGTAGAACAGGAATGATGATTGCTTGCCCAGAAGAAATTGCATTTAAGAATGCGTGGATTACTGAGAATCAAGTTCGTGCATCAGCAGACAAATATCATAAATCAGATTATGGCAAGTATTTGAGCAAAATTTTGAATATTCATGAGTATAAGAAATGATAAAACCAACAAATAAAGTTGTTGTAGTCGGTGGTGGTAGTTCTGGCTGGATGTCAGCAGCTGCTCTTATACGCACATTTCCAGAAAAAGATATCGTTGTAATTGAAAGTCCAGACGTTCCAACTGTTGGTGTTGGTGAAAGCACATTAGGTCAATTTAAAACTTTCTGCAACTTCCTTGAAATTGAAGAAGAAGATTTCATGAAGTTCACTGATGCAAGTTATAAGATGAGCATCAAATTCACAAACTTCTTTGCAAATGACTCAAGCAGTTTTCATTATCCGTTCGGCATTCCATTCACAAAAAACACGCTAAATGGACTTGATGATTGGTTTGTAAAAAAGGCAATGTTTCCAGAAACTCCAATTTCTGATTTTGTCCATTGCTACTTTCCATCTGCTGCGTTGTTTGAAAGAAATAAATTCTCAGAAAATCTTGATGGCAAATTCGAAAGTTTCAATCCAAAAACTGATGTTGCTTATCACTTCGATGCAATTAAATTTGCTTTGTGGTTGAGAGATCGATATTGTAAACCACGTGGCGTTAAACATATTCAAGCAACAGTCACAGACATAAAAGTCGGTGAGAATGGAATTGAGAAACTTGTTTTAAATACTGGTGATGAGATTCGATCAGACTTGTTTATTGATTGCACAGGCTTTAGAAGTTTATTAATTGGTGATGCGCTTAAACAAGAATTTTTCTCATATGGTGATGTGCTTCCAAACAATCGTGCATGGGCGGCTCAGGTTCCATATAAAAATAAATCTATAGAACTCGAAGCATATACACATTGCACGGCGATTGAGAATGGATGGGTCTGGAATACTCCAGTTTGGACTCGTATTGGTACTGGATATGTTTACAGCGACAAATTTGTAGATCCAGAAACTGCTCTTGAAGAATTTAAACGTCATCTAATGAGTGACAAAATGGTTTGTCCTCGTACTAGAGAAGAAGTTGAAAGTCTCAAGTTCAGAGACATTTCAATGCGCGTTGGTGCATACAAAAACACATTTGTTAAAAACGTTGTTGCAATTGGTCTTTCTGCTGGATTTATTGAGCCATTAGAATCAAATGGATTGTTTACAGTTCATGAATTTCTTTATAATCTATTGAAACTATTACAGCGCCCAGCAATCACTCAATTGGATAAAGAGTTATATAATATACACACATTTAGAATGTGGAAGAGTTTTGCAGACTTTGTTGCGCTTCATTATGGATTTAGCACAAGAGATGATACCCCATATTGGAAAGCGAATTTAAATAGAAGTCATTGCAAAGACGGACCAGATATATTTCATGAGACGTTAATTAGATCTATGTTCAATACTCATTCAAATCCAGGAATGATTGATGGTATTAATTGGATTGCTGTTGGCATGCACCATTTCTTCTATGATAAAATCAATTTTGATAAGTCTATGATGAATGCAGAGAACATCGGTAAATATAAAAGAACCTTTAGAATTTTTGAAGATAAAAAAGAACGTTGGAGAAAATTTGCTGATGATGCTCCAAGTTTATATGAATATCAGAAACAAAAAATATATAATGAAGAGTGATTTATGAATATATTAGTTATTGGTCGAGGTTGGGTTGGTCATAAAATGTTCACTGAACTTGTTATTCGTGGGCATGTCGTTAAGTATGTGCCACATTCTTATAATATTGAGAAAGCTGGAATTCAACATGATTGGGTTGTCAATTGCGCTGGACTTACTGGCAAACCAAATGTTGATGCTTGCGAGAAAGAAAAGAGAAAAACATTTGAAGCAAATGCAATATTTCCAGTGTTGTTGTATGAACAATGCAAAAGGATGAATATTAAATTTGCTCACTTTTCGAGTGGATGCATTTACAAAGGAACTATTGATTCTGTAAATGCTGAACCAAACTATTTTGGCAGTACATACTCGATCAGCAAAGGCATTTCTGATAGTTACTTGATTGATAAAGCAGTTGTGTTTAGAATTCGAATGCCATTTACTAGTGCATACGAAGATAAAAATTTATTCACAAAGTTGACCAAATATGCTAATTCAGGTAAACTAGTAGAAGGTGGTCCAAATTCACTAACTGATTTGGATGAAGCAGTTTCTGTTGCGTGCGATATTATCGAACGCAATTTAGGTGTTGGTCCATACAATCTTGTAAATACAGGAACTGTCACAACGCATGAAATTGCTGAGATGTTGGGATTAGAATCGCAATGGTATACTTCTGAAGAATTTAAAGCAATAACTGCTGCTGACCGATCGAATTGTGTGATTCCAAGTTACTCAGGAATGAGCGACGTGAAAGAAGCATTAGCAAAAAGAATTGAAACATTTAGAGGATTATATGACTGGATCTGACGTGAAAACAATGATTGAAGAACTTGTTGCTGCTGTTGGTACGCCGAAGTATGCTTACAACTGCAAAGAATTCAATCCTGAAAAAGATACAATTTTTTATTCAGGTCCGTATTGGGATGAGAAAGAAATTATCGCTGGTGTCACTGCATTCTTGACAGGCAAGTGGCTTGTTTCTGGTGAGAACGTTGCCAAGTTTCAATGGGCATTCGGTCACAAGTTCAATGTCAAACACTGCCACATGGTCAACTCTGGTTCATCAGCCAATCTTACCATGGTTGCTGCTCTCAAGAAACGTCTTGGTTGGAAAGATGGTGATCAAGTTATCGTGTCACCAGTTGGCTTCCCAACTACAATTGCTCCATTGGTTCAAAACGGATTGACTCCTGTATTCGTTGATATTGAAATGGATACACTTAATTTTAATCTTGATCATGTTGAGAAGTGGATTACTGATAAGACTGTTGCTGTTTTCGTTTCGCCTGTCCTTGGCAATCCACCAGACATGGATCGCATTGCTCGACTCTGCGCAGAAAACGACATATATTTGATTGGTGATAACTGCGATTCACTTGGCACAAAGTGGAATGGTAGATTATTGACAGACTATTATTATTCATGGACCACTTCTTTTTATCCAGCGCATCACATGTCGACTGGAGAGGGTGGAATGGTGTGCTCAAATGACGAAGAACTTATTAATACAGCGCGTTCAATTAGTTGGTGGGGTCGTGATTGCCGTTGCGTCGGTGCTGCTAATCTATTGGCTTGCGGGACATGCGGTAATCGCTTTGATAAATGGCTTGAAGGCTATAATGGGATAATTGATCACAAGTATCTCTTCTCAAATATGGGATACAATCTCAAGCCACTTGATCTTCAAGGTGCAATTGGCATTGAGCAGTTGAAGAAGATTGATGACATTGACGTGAAGCGTCGTGCCAATTTTAGTCGCATTAAGAATCTATTTGAAAAGTATGTTCCTGGTGTTCGTGTTGCTTCTGCTCTCGATAAAGCAGATCCTTCTTGGTTCGGTGTTCCATTAATTACAGATACACCTGAACTCAAAGAAAAACTCCAGGCATACTGCGAAGCAAATAGAATTCAAACTCGTAACTACTTTGCTGGAAATATTCTATTGCATCCTGGTTACAAGCATCTTGATGATGCTTCGAAGTATTCGAATGCAAACAAGGCGTTGAGCAATGTATTTTTCGTCGGTTGCCCACCACATTATGGCGAAGAAGTTTTTGCTTATTATGAGAGTGTAATCTCAAAATGGCATTCGTAAATGTTTTCGGAGGATACGGATTTGTCGGAAGCGAGTATTGTAAAATCTCGAAGAATGGGCTCATCATTAACTATCGAGACAATTACGAAGTACGCAGTGCGGAGTGTGTTTACTTTATTAGCACTGTTGACAATTATAATGTACACTTCGATAACCTATTGGATATTAATACTAACCTCGTTGTCTTGATGAAGGTTCTGGATAGTTATCGCAAATATATACAGAGAACTGGTGAGAAAGGTTGTTTTAATTTCATTAGTTCCTGGTTTGTGTATGGCAAAGATTCTGGATTCGGTGCAGGTTCTTGTGGAATCTCGGAGACTGAGTCTTGTGATCCAAAAGGATTTTATTCAATCACAAAGCGTTGCGCAGAACAATTGCTTATTTCTTATTGCGAAACGTTCAATCTAAACTATCGTATCTTGAGGTTGGCAAATGTTCTTGGAAAAGATGATAAAAAAGTTTCCTCAAAGAAGAATGCACTCCAGTATCTACTCGGAGAACTCAAAGCAAACCGCCCAGTCGACCTCTACGACTCTGGTTATTTTTATCGCGATTATATTGACGTTAGGGATTGTGCTCGTGCTATCGACCTTTGTGTTCGATCTGGGCAACAAAATAGCATCTATAATATCGGCAACGGTAAGGGTGTAATCTTTAGAGACATTGTTCGTTATGCTAGAGACGCAATGGACTCTGGATCTAAAATTAATACGATAGAACAGAAAGAGTTTCACAAGAAAGTTCAATCCTCTCGCTCTTTCTTTATGGATAATACGAAGTTAATGGCTCTCGGATATCGCCCTGCATATACGATCAATCAAACGATCGATGACATTATACACGACACATTAACTGATAAAAATAACTAAATATACTATAATCCCACAGTGTGGAGAGAGTATGTTTAGTTTTAAAGACTATATTCCATTATTAACAGAAGAAAAGAAACCTGCTCGCGGAATCTTACATCTTCCGCACCCTTCTGAATCAGCATTCCACAATCGTCGTGGAGCAGTAGGATCAACTCTCTCTAAAATTCAAAATGTGATCAATGGAAAGGCTCCGTTGACTCGAAAGATCGACGATCGCATGTCATTCCAGGCTATTCGCGATGAGCAAGGTAGAATCGGAGTTAAGTATAAAGGTCAAGGTGCAACCTATAACTTCTCTCCAGAAGATATTAAAAAGCAACACAGCGAAAAGCCATATATCGCTGGTCCACTTCTAAATCTCCATAAACATATTCATAAAATTCTTCCAGAAGGTCCAGGAGAATATCAAGGTGGATATTTAAGTTCTTTGAATGATCGCACTGAAGAGGATGGTAAGATTGGGCACAAACCAAATACTATTCGCTATTCTGTAGATAAAAACTCTACAGAAGGTAAAAAATTGGCTAAAGCCCCAATCAGCGTTGTCGTCCATTCTCGAATTGATGCAAGCGGAAAGGCATCTCCGCTAGAGGCTGGTGCACTAAAAGAACATCCAGATGTTCACGTGATGAGTCATGTTGTAAGTGATGAAGAAAGAAAAATTCCAGCTGCATCAAAGAGAAAAGCACTCGAACATATTGCAGCTGCAAAGAAACTCGCAAAAGATCAATCAACGAATCATCACGAAGGTCATGAAGAAACCCTATTGCGTTATGCAAACTCAACAGTTGATACTGGCGAGAAGCCAAGCGCAAAAGGTTACACAAAGTTCTTACAACAATATCATCAAAAGAAAATTGACAAAGTTAAGACTGATAAAGCGAAGGCTCAGAAAACTGAGACTATGAGAGCTGCAATTAATCATGTAAATGACAATCTTGATAAGTTTGATAAGACCTTCGAAATTCACCATCACATTCATCAAGCAACACAAGCAGTTGCAAATACTCTCTCAAAAACAGCACATGGTGGTTATTCTCATCACATTGATGGTCAAGAAGCTGCTGGTGAAGGTTTTGTTTCTGGAGGAATGAAGTTTGTTCCTCGAGCATTTACTGAAGCAAATCGTAAACGTTCAGCAGAATTTAAAGCAGCAAAAGAGCAAAAGAGCGTACTATGAGTAAGGCAACATTTACATTTGGTAGATTTAATCCTCCAACTGAAGAAGGTCATGGCAAATTGGTCAGTGCTGTTATTGATCATGCTGAGAAAACTGGAGGAAAACACTATGTGTTTCCATCGCACTCTCAAGATAAAAAGAAAAATCCATTGACTCATGGTGATAAAGTTCATGCGATGAATCGCTTGTTCCCAAATGCAAATGTTGTTGCTCATAATAAAGTTCGCACTGCAATTGATGCAATGAAGCATTTAGAGAAGCAAGGTCATAAAGAAGTTACCATGGTTGTTGGTTCTGATCGTGTTGATAATTTCCACTCTCTACTCAATAAATATAGAACCAAAGAATATCCAGGAATCAAAAAAGTAAACGTAGTTTCAGCAGGCAATCGTGATCCAGATGCAGAAGGAGAAGAAGGCGAATCTGCTTCTAAACATCGAGCATTGGTAGCTGCTGGAAAAAGAGACGAATTTATTTCAAAATACAGCGATCCAAAATTGGGCGCACATATACATGATAAGGTAAAAGCAGGTATGCAAATGGAATCAGTTTCACCAGTTGGTATTTTCTTACTTGGCGGTCCAGGAAGTGGAAAAGATTATGTTTTGAAGAATATTTTTTCACGTTTTGACTTGATCGAAGTTCAAGCAGATCAAATTTTAAATGGTGCTGCTTCAGAATTACTCGAGCAAAACGTTAACATCGTAATTAATGGTGTTTCTGATTCAAATAAGATTGCAGATATTCAAACTTTCCTTGAGGGATATACTTTTGATTTTGTTCATGTTTCTGTTACAAATAAAGTTTCACGTATGCGCAATGAACAACGTGAACAACCACTCGTAGAAACAAAACGCATTGATAAATTCCTCAAAGCAGAAAAACTTGCTGAAGAAACTGGTGCATTCGTTTTCAACAATTCAATCAATCTCAATGAATCATCAGAGATGGAAAGAGTATTCTTCGGTTCACAAATCGAAAGACTCTTAGAGAGAGTGGTCAATTTGGGTCTCGAAATGAAAGCAAATCCAGAACCAAAAGCATTTACAGTGATCAAGGAAAAGTATTTCCCACCAGTAGCAAAGCACAAGTCAGGATTGCCAAAGAAGTATGTTGGTAAACTTTCAGACACAACCGCTGCTGCTCGTAAGGCTCATTGGAAAAAGATGGGCAAGTTATCAGATAGCGATCCAAGAGCGTATGAGCCAGCTCCTGGTGATGCAACATCAAAAACGAAACCAAGCAAACATACAATTGCTGTTCGTAAGATGATGGGTGAACAAATTGAAGGCGATCTGAAGAAGCCACATACTGTTGAAAACATTGCGAAAAAGCACGACGTAACTGTTGATGTAATTAACAAAGCATTAGAGCATGGCATCAAAGTTGAGATGGAGCACACAAAAGATAAAGAAACTGCTCAAACAATCGCATTAGCACATCTTTGGGAAAAACCAGATTACTATAAATTGTTAGCGAAAATGGAGCAGGTTCAACCACCTGTTGATCATGTTGCTGCTGAAAAGAAAATGGAACGCGAAAGAAGAATTCGCGACACTCGAGTTTTAACTCATCAAAATCGCCACATCCATCAAGCAGCAATGGGTGAAGCCATTCGTCGTGTTCCACGCAGCGGAAATATTACGGCAGTAAATCAAAAAAGAGATTTAAACGATGCTGAAAGAGCAGCATTTGAAAAAGCCAAGAATGCAATTGCAACATCAAAAGTTCAAGAAGAAGTAATTGATGAAGGCGCAGCAGATACTTCATTGGCAGCAAAAGCCAAAAAGTCTGGCATCTCACTTGGAAAACTTCGTAAAGTGTATAATCGTGGGGTGGCTGCTTGGAATTCTGGACATCGTCCAGGAACAACACCACAACAGTGGGGTCATGCTCGTGTAAATTCTTACATCAATAAGGGTAAGACATATTATACAGCAGATAAAGATTTGCGTGAAGATACAGATATTAATGATCTATTTGAAATGCAACTAGTGGGCACGGACGAATACCGAAAGCATGCTATTGCTATGACACCAGGACAAGGAGAAATTGAAGATGCTTTCCCAGTTAAGAGCCCAAATAAGAAACCTGTGGCAGTTCCTGCAAAGAAAGGCGAATCAATCGTCTCTCAATATACAGAGCACACAAATTGCGGAACGCCAGATTGCTGCGGAGAATGCTCTTCGAATGATGAGAATAGAGGAACAAATGAATCAAGTGTTCCAAGATCTTTCAGAGCAATCAGAGAAGCGTCCAAGAAAGAAGAAATAGATCCAACGCCAACTTTGAATACAAAAAGAAAGAAATCTACAAATAATCCACAAACATATAATTCAACTCTTGGTGGATTGATGGTTTCTCCAAAACATTCAATGTTCGAGGCTGACGCAGAAAAGAAGAAAGATTTCATGCCAACACCTCGTCAAGTACCACCACCTCCAGGCGGTCATCCAGTTCCAAAAGGATACAAAAGAGTTAGAGATAATATTGCTGGATGGAAATTGGTCAAAGAAGAAGGCGAACCAGAATTAACATTAGAAGAAGCAGTATCATATCACCTCGAAAATAAAATCTCTTTCACTGAGAATGTTTTCCGTCCAGGATCAGATATGTTCTTTGAAATGATTAGCGAAGCCAAGCGTCTTTATTCTGAAGGTAGATATGAACCGAAAGACGAATGGGAAAAAGATATGTTGGATTCAAACATCGGCGAAATTGCTGAATTTGAAGGTCAACAAGTTGTTCTTGATTATCCTATCGAAGAAGGTCTTGAAGAATGCTGGTCTGGTTACACACAAAAAGGAATGAAGAAAAAGGGTGATAAGATGGTCCCTAACTGTGTTCCTATGAATGAAGAAGATAAAACCAACGGTAAAGGTATCGGCAAGCCATGGCAAGAAGGTGGTGGTGGAGCCGTTTACGTTAAGGTTGGTGACAGCGTCCGCAAGATCAGTTTTAGCAAATCTGGAATGAAGAAAAGGTATATGGATCCAGCAGCTACAAGATCATTTGTCGCTCGTCATCGTTGCTTAACAAATAAAGATAAGACCAGTGCATCCTACTGGGCATGTCGTTGGCCACGTTTCTTCAGTAATTCTGGAAAGATATGGTGGTAAATGGTTGATAAGCCATACATTGACGAAAAACTAAATACTTGGACGTTCTTGCGCACATTTAAGCATGACGTTTTAACTGAAGAATTAGTATGGCATCGCGATGAAAGAGGCAGATATATTGAGGTTTTAGAAGGTATTGGTTGGGAAATACAATTTGATGATCGATTGCCAAGAAAATTAATTAAGGGTGATCACTTTTTTATACCTGCCAAAACCTTTCACAGAATTAAACGTGGAACGACAGACTTAAAGTTAAAAATTGAGGAATTTGATGAAATATCATAATCTAGTTGAACAAGCAGAGACGATGATCAATGAGCAAGCAGAACCTGCTCTTATTGATGCACTCACAAACGTTTTCGCAGATGCCTTTGTTTTTTACTTTAAGGCTCACTCTTTTCATTGGAATGTAATTGGAAAAGATTTTCCTCAATATCATAAGTTCTTCGGTAAAATCTATGAAGGTGTTTTCAGCAATATGGATAAACTCGCTGAGGAGATTCGCGCTTTAAATGCACCAGCTCCGATGAATCTTGCAACATTAATTGCAAATTCTAAGATTATGGAAAATAAAGATACATTAACTGCAACAGAAATGGTTGCTGCTCTTACAGCAGATAATACAAAAATTCTTGCTGGTCTTTTAGCATGCGCAAAAATGGCAGAAGCCGCAGATGAAATTGGACTTAACGACTTTCTCACTCAACTCTATGACGAGCACAAGAAATTGGCTTGGATGTTGTCATCAACTCTAAAGGTTCTATAAATGTCAGAAGCAGCATGGAATAAAGCATTTACTCAGGGTTCTACCGAACTCAAAAATCGCTTAAAGAAAGTTCACGCAAATAATCCAAAGTTTCAATCTTGGTTAAAATCTAGTGGACATGGCGCTGGAGCCAGTGTAAAACAAGCATCAAAAGAAATCAAACCATCTGAAAGAGTGAAAGCACTTCAAACTAAAAGTTTGAAAGCATACGGTGCTACAAAGGGGTTGAAAGTTGGCGGTGAGCATGGTAGCGGAGAAATGAAAGATACAATCGCTCCATTGACTCGCGATCAACATTCTAAAGTTCAGGCTGCTGCGCGTGCTGCTAAAACCGCTGAGAAACCAGCCGCTGCACCAAAAAAACTATTAACAAAAGATCAAAGAATGTCTGCAATTGCTGCTGCTGTTCGTAAAGCGCAAACAAAACACGATGTTCCTACAATGGAACCAGATGATGAAGGTCATGATGATCTAAGAGATCTTCATCAGTCATTGCATATTCGTAAAGGATATAACGAAGAGGCATCTCCAATGATCAAGCCACCTACAAATAGATTTGATAAAAAATCTGATGCCTTTGCTCACGCAGAGAAACATGGCGGTAAGGTATACAAACAAACATATACTGATTCTAAGGGTCAACAAACAGTATCATATTCTGTTAAAAAAGAAGAAGTTGAACTTGAAGAAGGTAGAATGAAAGATATCGTCACCGATCGTCAAGAAAAAGAAAGATTAAAGGCTCAAGATGTATTGGGCGGTCCAGTCAAAACAAGAACAGGAAATGAACCAAAAGGTACGCTTCCACTCGGATTTCGCCAAGCGCGCAATATTGCTCGCAAGGCAATGAAAGCAGGCAAAACAGTCACAGAATCTACCACAGAGGTAAACGAAATGTCATCACATGGTAAAAAACTCGCCAAAATGATCATGGCAAAACAATCAAAGCATCCAATTGCTCAAATGATGGGCGAAGCTGGGGACGAACCAAGACATACAGCCGATGCTGGTGAGTATGATTACGAGGGTGACATGGCAAAGTCTCAATTGCGTAGCATTATGACCAACGCAAAGCGTTTGCACGATATGCTCGAAGATCAAACAAATCTTCCTGAGTGGGTTCAAAGCAAGATCACTCTTGCTGAAGACTATGTTCTCACTGCTGCCAACTATATGGAAGGCGAGATGAACGAAGGGTACGGTGGAAAATTTCCTAAACAATGGCAAAAAGAAATGGAAAAGATTCCATCCACATCAACCGTGGTGCATAAAGATAAAACAGTTGTCACCACTAAAAAAGATGGTAAAGTTGTTGACGTAAAGACAACTAAAAACGAAGAAGTCGAGCAAGTAGATGAGAAAATCAATCTCGTCAAAGCCAAGATGGGCGATGTAATCAAGGACTTCCAGAAGTCTGATGCTCCACAATTTAAAGGTAAGAGCATGGAAAAGCGTCGTGAGATGGCAATTGCTGCTAAACTCGGCGCAGAACGCGAAGTTAAGGAAGAAGTCGAGCAGATTGAAGAGAAGTATATGGGCTTCAAGGCTGTAATGGCTGCTGCAAAGAAAGGCGGTGCTCGTAATCCTGCTGCTGTTGCTGCATCAATCGGTCGTGAGAAGTATGGTAAAGAAAAGTTCCAATCCATGGCTGCTAAAGGTAAGAGAGCCGCAAACGAAGAAACAGAAATTGTTGCTGAAGCAGAAGGTTCTGTTCCAGAAACTCCAAAAGAAAAGGAACTCGCCAAACATCACGGCGATCCAAAGAGAATCACATACGGTGATGTAATCAAGGCTCGCTTAAAGTCAGCCGCTGCAAAGAAGATGGGTAAATAACATGAAGTATCAAGTACAAATCTCATATACAAATCCTTCACACGAGCACGTAACATTACGTCGTCGCGTTGAAAGCGTAACTCGTCTTGTTGAGGCATCAAACGAAAACGAAGCCCTCAATCGCGCAGCAAATCAACAGCGTGCTCTTGGGTTCATGATCAAAGAAGCAAAGGTGTTACAAAAACATGCACAAGTTTCTCTTGATCCAGAAAAAGAAACCAAGAAAAAGAAAATTGTTGGCAACGACAATGAAACCACAGACGTTGGTGCTGCTGGTGTGAAAGAAGAGAAAGGTGGAACTGAATCATATCCACTTCTTAAGAAAGGTGAGAAACTCAAGCCAATGAAGTTGAAGATGGAAGAGGGTTTTGATACCGATCCAAAAGATATCGCTGCATACTTGGTCGATCGTCATGGCAAGGGTAAGGTTACAATGGATCACATTGAAGCCTACGAAAGACGTCGCGATTCACACAGACCAATCGAAAAGCATGAAGTCATGAAGTTTGTCAAGAAGATGAGCGAAGAAGTCGAGCAGATTGATGAACTCAAAAAATCAACACTGGCTTCTTATGTTAACAAAGCAGCAAATCAAGTGCGCGCAAAGTCGGGAATTGCTGCCAGTTTTGAAACACAAGGCGCAAGAAAAAGAAATCCTGAAAATAAATCAGCATATATGGATGTAGCAAAAGATTTTAGACAAGGTGCTAAAAAACGTCTTACTGGTATTGAAAAAGCAACTGCTAAACTAGCCAAAGAAGAAATCGAACTCGATGAAGCCAAAGACGTAACCAAAGATCTTCGCACTTCAATGAAGGCAATGGATCTTCGCCATGGCGTTGATGCGGATAAGCGCGTTGCTGGTTACAAAATGTCACCAGCTGTTCGTGCTGCTCAAAAAAAATCTGATGAACTTTCAAAGGTAGAGAAGAAACCACAGGCTGGAACACTCGCTGCTCAGAAGTCTCGTAAGGCTGCAGAGAAAATGGTAAATAAGGCAAAGACCGTCGCAAATAAAATTAATGTGGCTCCAGCACTTGAAATGGGTAAACCAAATGCTTAAATTTAGCGAATTTTTAAAAGAAGAAAATGAAGATGTGATCGATACTGATGTTCGTCATCTAGAAGAAAATCTAGATGCATTGAATGCAGAACTCGACACTCTTACCACAAAACCATATCAAAACGCCCCTTTAATGCTCGCTCAATTGCGTGGAGTATTAGAGCGTTATGGTATTAATCTTCCACAACAAGCAACGCCAAACTTCTTGAATCTATCCGCAGAGTTGGTTTATACTCTTGGTGATTCAGGAAAGTTTTTATATATCGTTTATGATACAAACGATGATGCTTATGTTGATGGTTATGCTCAAGTTGTTGATGGCGAAGAACTATCAATGCTTGCAAGTTCTGATGTTTTAAACACTGATCGCAATTTAATTGCAGTTCGTCATTCAGATTGGTATCGTAAGAGAGATGACGATTCAGGTGACGATAGCGAATATTAATTTATGTTTGATGATTTAAATGAAGAAAATATATTATTGTATGCAGCAAAAAGTTATGAAAAACCAAACTGCATTCATAGCGAATTTGAAGAAGATTATAAGCGCATCAGGTACATCAAGCGATTATTGCAAAGATATCGTTTAACTGGAAAAATAAAAGAGCGATTAATACTAAATCATATTGTTATTGTACAAAATGTTTTTGGAATTGAAGCCAGTACGAGAATGTTATTCTTTAGAATTGACTGGAGAGACTGGAGCGCATTAAAAACATTTTTAATTTATACTTCTGCAATGCCAAATATTGTGAGAGGCATAAGAAGCAAAGATATAATTTCGAGTGATATACCAATCGACGAATATATTGTAAGTATATTGAGAGGCGTTTAATACTAGACATACTGATTATAAACTAAAATCAAGTATGAGTCAAATATTGGGGACGGATATGTTAAATTTTAAAACATTTATTGTAGAAAATTTCTTGGTAGAGGGTAGAGGCGAAGAAACTGCTCACGGTGGATTTGCCAATGAACACTTTACTGTCAATCATATTAACGAATATGTCAAACATGTCAGTTCTGGCGGTTCTCATGAAAGCGGATTGAAGAAAATTAAAGGTGCCAAATTTGACAAAGGCGCATATAAAAGTGGACACCCAATTAAAAACGCAATTGATGCGATTGGACATAAGCAAGTAGAATCCATTCACGAAGATTCTAAAGACACTGCGCATGCAATCATTAATCATCTCAGAGATAATTATGGATCAAATGTGACAAACTCTCATCATGTTGGTAAAGTCGGTGCTGCTGGTGTAGAAGAAGTTAAGAAATTGACTGGTAAGGCTTCAAATGCTGACGTAGTTCTTTCTACAAAACATCCAAAGAAAGGGGCAGGTCATGCTCTTGCTCACTTGGAGCATGTTGGTGCTTCTTTAAAATACTCAAAGAGTGAAAAAGAAGGTAGTATTAAAATTCACTCACCTAGCATCTCAAATATGGCTAAGATAGTTGATGATCATCATGAACAGATGCATCAAAAATCTGCAGGTGTTTTAAAAGGCGTTGAAGATGCAGTTAAGAAGGGTGTTGAAGAGCAAAGAAATATTGTAAAGAAACACGCAAAAACATTAGAAACTCATTTCAAAAGCAAAGAGTTTTTACAGAATAAAGATAAAAAGCACGTTAAGAAATATCTTGGCAAAGTTGGATCTGCAGAAGATTATAAAAGCGGCAATTTAAATAAGGCTGGCATCAGTTATATCAATAAGAATGAAAAGATGAAGCCAATTTATGATGAGATGAAAGCAGCAAATTTAAAAATGAAACAAAACGTTGCTGGACATCTTCACAGAGGAATTGCTGCTGTTTTAGATCATAAATCAAAAAATCCTAATCATGCTAAGATCAAAGAATCATTAACACGTTCTATTGGAAACGTTCATTCACCAGAAAAGTCTGGATCTCTTCCAACATTCTTAGTTTCTACTGATCGCAGTAGAGGTGTGAAGATTCATGATATTACAAATCACTTTGCAAAACATTTTAGTGGAGCAGACCCGCATAAACATTCTTTCACTAAAGGATCTTCAACTTTTAGAGTTGGTCCAACAAATATTGCTATTGACGCAAGACCATCAACTAGTGCAAGAGCTCCATTAAATAATCCAGTTAATGTTTCAATTTCTGCAGCAGATCTTAAGAAAAAATGAAATCATTTAAAGAATTCATAAAAGAAGATGCACCAGCAAATGCAATGGGCGCAGCAGGAATCAGTAGCGCAGGCACCGCTGTAAATGTTGGAATTGCAGGATTTGATCCTGTGATGGGGAAAATGCTTCGCCGAAAGAAACCAGCAATGTTTGGTGGAAAAAGAGTTTTTAAAGTTCCTTCTGATCGTTATCAAAAAGCATTACAAGGAAAAAAGAAATTTAAACATTATTCAAGTTATGTGGGACGCGATGAACTTGGTGAAGAAATTCAATCATATATTCGCGAAAATCCAGAAGCTCCAGTGATTCTTGAAGATGAAGTGACAGGAGCAATGTTGTTCTTAAAATACGGAAAGAGGTAAACAATGAAAGCAGTAATTTTTGCTGTAACTGCTTTATTATTAGTTGGATGTGAGGATACATATAGATATCCATGTCAAGATCCTGCAAATAAGGATAAGGCAGAATGCAATCTTCCAGCATGTGAAGCCGATGGATTTTGCTACGATAAATTGAATGGCTTACAACAAGAAACTGTTGTGATTGAAGAACAACAACCTTGCAATAGTGAAACGACTGAAACAACTAGTGAAGAAATAGGAGAATAATTATGTTTAAGGGTCCACGTTATACTGAAACTGAATTGATGGCTCGATTGAAATTTACGGTCGGTCTATCATTGGCATTTACATTGACAGGAATTGTGTTTGTAGTTCTCTACTCACTTATCTTTGTTACACAGCCAATGCAACAATCACCAAACGACGCAAAGTTTTTTGAGTTGATTACGCCAATTGCTACTTTCTTAACTGGTATTCTTTCAGGTATTATGTTGGGTAAGAACGAAAAAGAAAATGCTCCCCCAACAGCACCTACACCAGAAGCAACAAAACCAGAAGATTTATTGCCAGAACCTGTAAAGGAAATGGTTGAAGAAGTACAAGATCATATTGCTTGAGGTGGGTCATGAGTTTAAAAGCACTTCAACAAAAGATCGGAGTGACGGCTGACGGTGCGTGGGGTCCAGGAACTCTACGTGCTGCTGCTGCATTCTACAAATTATCACCTGCTAGAGCAGCGCACTTCTTTGGTCAAACTTCTCACGAAACTGGTGGATTCAAAGCATTTAGCGAGAATCTAAATTATGGTGCCAAAGGTTTGATGGGAATATTCAAAAAGTATTTTCCAGATGCTGCGACTGCTGCCAAATATGAAAGAAAACCAGAAGCCATTGCAAATCGTGTGTATGCAAATCGCATGGGCAATGGTCCAGAAAGTTCAGGTGATGGTTGGAAGTATCGCGGTCGTGGTGCATTACAATTAACAGGCAAATCTAATTACGAAGCGTTTGCGAAATACTGCAATCGCCCAGATGTGATGACAAATCCTGATTTGGTTGCAGGTGAACTTGCATTCGAATCAGCAATGTTCTTTTTCGAACGAAACAAACTTTGGAGCATTTGCGATCAAGGAGTGACTGATGCTGCGATATTATCCATTAGTAAGAAAGTTAATGGTGGCACACACGGCTTGGAAGATCGCAAGAATAAGACGAAAACGTACTTCGCGCAGTTAAGTGCTCCTGCTGGTGCTGCTCCGAAAGTTGTGACACCAACAGCATCAAAGGGCATTGTTGTTCCACCTCCTGCGCAACTAGCCGCAGCAGCAAAACCAGCAGCAATCACTTCAGTTAAACCAGATATGCAGCTGACGGAACATTTTAATCTTAAAGAGTTTACCAAATCAGAAACTGCAACTCGCAAAAGAATTGATAATACTCCAAATGCAGCACACGCAGAGAATTTAAAGAATGTATGTGAAAAAATACTTGAGCCTGTTCGCCGTCATTTCGGTAAGCCTGTGCGCATCAATAGTGGGTATCGTGGACCAGCACTTAATGCTGCCGTTGGCGGTTCTAGTAAGTCTCAGCATTGCAATGGCGAAGCGGTAGATTTTGAAATCGACGGACTTCCAAATCCAGATCTTGCCAAATGGGTTGCAGAAAACTGCGAGTTTGATCAAATCATTCTTGAATTCTATGATCCAAAAGAAGGACCAAATAGCGGTTGGGTGCATGCGTCAGTTAAAAGAGACGGAAGCAATCGTAAACAAAAGATGACTGCGGTTACAGTCAACGGAAAAACAGTGTATAAGCCAGGATTTGTTGTATGATAGAAAATTATATTAATCGTGTTGCAATGGCAATTGATAATGCAATGAACGATGTTACTAAATTGCCACAATCTGTGTTTACCATTCCTGGTATGTCATCAAGAGAAAATCGAATATTATTAAATGAATTGATTAAAGAAGATGATAAATACCTAGAAATAGGAGTACATAAAGGTTCTACTTTTGTTTCTGCGATGTATAATAATAACGCAACTGCTGTTGCAATTGACAATTTCTCGCAGTTTGGAAATTATGAGGAAAATAAAAGATGGTTTGATCAGTCTTGTAATGAACATAATATATCTAATTTTACCTTTATTAATGCAGACTGTTTTAATTTAAGTGAAGAGCAGAAAGAAATTGTTAAAGGAACAAATGTATATTTTTATGATGGAGATCACAGGGCTGAAGATCAAGAAAACGCATTAACATATTATCTTGATTTACTTACAAATCAATTTATTTTTATTGTCGACGATTGGAATCATGAGCCTGCAAAAAATGGAACACAAATTGGATTAAATAAATGTGGTCTTAAAGTACATAAAGAGTGGATATTAACAAATCACACTACTTCGAAAAATTGGCATAATGGATTATACGTTGCGGTTTTAGAGAAAACATAAGAGAAATAAATGTCAGCATTAACAAATAACAAATATAATCTAGAAATGTGGCAGGGTGCCACATTTTCAATGACCGTTACTGTCAAAGATGCCAACGCAAACGTCCAGAATTTATCTGGATATACTGCGAGAATGCAAATTCGCACAAGTTATGGTGCAGGATCAGCAACTGAATCACTCACTACTTCTAATGGTGAAATCACCATCACTGCAGCAGAGGGCAACGTTGCACTAGAACTCGCAGCAACAAGAACTGCGAATATTCCTGTTGATTTAAACAGTGATGGAAAGCCACCAAAGACGGTTTATGTTTATGATTTAGAATTGGTTGATGGTAATGGTAAAGTTTCAAAACTTCTTTATGGCGATGTGAATGTTTATGCTGAGGTCACTCGCTAATGTCAGATTATGTAGTTGTAACATCTACAAGTAACACAGTAACCGTAGTAAATCAACCAACTAATATCGTTGTTGGTGATTCAGCAATGCGTGGCGCTCCTGGACCATCAGGTCCGCAAGGAGCACTAACTCCATGGGCAATCAAAACTTCAAATTATACAGCAATTAATGGTGATCGATTAATTGCAAATACAACTACTGGCGCAGGTTCATTTACAATCACATTACCAGCATCTCCAGTTAGTGGAGATTATGTTGTTATTTCTGATGGTGGAAATTGGGGTGCAAATAATTTAACTGTTGCGCGCAATGGATCTACAATTGAAGGTGTTGCTGACGACATTCTTTTAAACTTGAAAGGCGTCACTGTAGAATTTATCTACAATCAAACAACTTGGGAAGTTACAGCAACAACAGGTGCACGTGGTCCATCTGGTGCAACTCAAAACTTACAATCAATTAGTGGTCATGTGATTCCATCAGAAGCAATCACATATGATCTTGGTTCTGCTGAGAAACCATGGCGTGATTTGTATTTAAGTGAAGATACAATTTATTTCAACTCCAGAGGTATCGGTTCTGGTGGAATAAAATTTAGAGTTAAAAGAAATGGTGGAACAAGCCCACCGTATTTCGAAATTATTGATGCGAATAATTCGAATGCACAAACAAATACTGCTATCTTCACATCAAATTGTTGCAACGTCAATGTAATGGCGAATGGATCGTCGACGGTTGACACGCTCAATTTGAATTTTGTAAACACATCTACAATAACTGTAAATGTAACAAGAAGTGGCGCAAACGCAAATATTGCATTCACGACAACTGCAGGTGCCGCTGGTCCTTCTGGTCCACAAGGTTCAGCTGGATCAACTGGTCCATCGGGTCCATCGGGTGCAACTGGTCCTTCTGGTCCTTCTGGCAATGCTAATGCAACAGCAGCAGGAAATACAAGCGAAGTTCAATTTAAAGCATCAAATGGTTCTTTTGATGCAACAGGAAAATATCTATTCTATAAAGAAAATGTGACATTGCAGACAAACATCACAATGGGCAATGTGATGACTGTAAATGGAAATACTTGGGTGTCAAGTAATTCTTTCCATGGACAACTCAGCAATACTCAACAATTCTCTAGAACATTTTATGCTGATTCTGGAACCTCTGTTTATTATGGAGCAAATATTAGCCCTGCTTTCGTTGTTGTAAACGAAAAACCAGTAAAAAAAGAAGCAATGATTCTTGGCAGAGGATTGTCGCCACAATACGCAATTTCTATTTGTGATGAGACTAGTGTTAATACCAACGACATTGCGAATAATTGGAACCAGCTGCGGGCTGCATATCCATCTTTAATTTTCAACTTGCTTCAACCGCTAGGTCCACCATCAGCTGCAGTTAGAGCAGACTTAAAAATTCCTGCATCGTTCGATGCTGATCCAAGAGCGTTTTATTATCAAGTTAACAGAGATACAGGTAATCAGCCCCCAAATACATCAAATTATCTGGAAATAACAAATATTCCAAATGATTCAACTGTGTATTACGTTATTGATAATTCTGGCAGTATGGGAAATGGAAATATTATAGACTCTATATCATTGTTGAATTCAACCGCTGCCACAAAGAATATTTCTCTAGTTTATTTGGGTGATCAAACAACTGAAGATTGGCCAGGTTGGTTTAAAGACGCTCTTAACGCAGAATTTGATTCTGCTGCTAACGTTGATATTTGGCAAATCTCAACATATAAAGACGCAAATGCTAATTTAACAATTTCGACAGGCAATGAATCAGAGTGGACACCACTTATAAGAACTGATTCGCTTGGAACGACTTATGCAAATAACATTCATGTATATACAAAGTCATACTTGAATACTAATGCAAACGTCACGATTCTTGGTGGATCAAATGGTCAACATTTGACAACAGATGGCACTGGAAATTTAAGATGGAGCACTGGAACAGCAGGAGCGCAAGGAGCGCAGGGTCCATCAGGTCCACAAGGTCCT